AAGACACGATCATTCATCTATCGAATCGCGATATTACAAAACTCGTCAAGATGACGAGACATTACCAACTTTCGAGGATGCGGTAGAAGATACCATCCAATTAATTTACATAGTTAAAAACTTTTCCGCACACACCTCTCTTCACTCGAAGGTCAACGCTAGCCTGTCTTCGGCGTTGCAACATTGGGCCAACACCGGCCACTTAGAAGATTATCACGCGCTTAGGCGCAAAGCTATTGAGGGCACACTTAATTTTGATTCTGGTCCTCAGAGCACTCAAACCAGACGCCGTCGCATTTTGTTGACGGCCGTAGCACAACGTTATCATAAGGAGTCTCCAGCTTTTTCACAGTTGTGCACGAATTCTATGTTAGTTGCACAAATGCACTACGTAGACAGATGCACTGGGGCCCTGGTTGATTCTTTTGCCAGGGCCGCAGCCGGCAAGTTCACTGAGGCGGCGACAGCCGTGCGATCCACGGCGGTTTCAGCTGCCGACCATGGTTCTAATTTCATAACTTCTTGCGTTGACAACTTGGTTTTGTTATGGAACAGACTGAACGCCTCAGTCTCGGGCCTCATCGAGGGCTTGCCGACCATTTCACCATTTTCCATTTCAGTTATAGTTTATTTAGCTTTCTTTTCCGTTGCCATGTTTTTCCTTTCTTATGCGGCCATTAAGGCCTTTTGTCATGTTCAGGGGCATGAGAGCCCAGTGGCAGCGATGTTGTCGGCTTCTGGCACCATTCAGTGCCCCTCCGACTTGGTGGCTCAGTCGTGGTTCAAGGACGCGACCGTTACCCAGATAAATGAGCTAGGTCGGCTTTCCACCTCATTACGGTCTATAGCTATTGTTGCTAAGACCATTTGGGAGTTCTTTTTGGAACTCCTTGACCTCACTTATGAGCATTTCACCGGCTACCCTTTTACCACCCGCGCAAAAGACAAGAAGGACGCAGCCACCCACTTCAATGAACTCATTCAGAGTTGTGAGGATTACCGCTTGGATCCAGATGGCCCGGGTAGAGCGGCAGGGTGTGTGAGAAGTTACAAGGCCCTGCAGTCAGTCCACAAGCGAACTTTTGCCGTTAGCGCCATAGCTACGCCCATCATCACGGCTATTAACAAGTATCAACACGATTTCGATAAGGCCTTGGCTCAATTGGCGTGTGGACAGGACCGCGCAGAACCTGTCGTCATTGCCCTAACGGGGTCTCCAGGTACAGGGAAGAACATTTTTTCAGCACTACTTCAACAATACTTGTCACGTGTCCACGGTCTGCCGAATACCGCTTACGCCCGCGAGCGCACCAGCGAATTTTGGAGTGGGTATAGAAATCAGACTTTTGTAGTGTACGAGGAGTTTCTGGCCTCCATAGATCCGGCCAACAGATTTCGCGAATGTGATGAACTGCTTAAGGCGGTGTCTACCGGCCCTTACCCCCTCACTATGGCCGACTTGGCAGATAAAGATACGACCTATTTTACTTCCCCGTATATCATCCTTACCACCAACAGTGGTTTGGATTTCAGAAATTGTGG